CTGTTCGGAGAGAAATATTTAGCACAAAAATGCACATAAATGCACATTTTTTCATCTATTCGCAAAAAAATTGACCTGATATAATAATAATCAGATAAAAAGAAATTTTTATCCACCAATCAATCCCCCTTTAATGTTGAAAAGCGCGCTTTGCAGTTATGCAGGGCGCGTTTTTTGTGGAGAAAATCATGAAAGAGTATAGAAAAAAGACAATTTACTGCCCAGAGTGTGGCAGAAAAGTAGGGATGTACGATGGAAGATCACAGATTGATAAGCGTTATCTGTGTAAGAAGTGCAACAAAAGAATCGTATATCGTGTAGCGAACGGAAAAGTAGAAGTAAAAAAACGCGCAGATCGGACAACGAGCAGCGGAATGGTATTTGGAGTGTAAGAAATGGGACAGAATAAAATGTTTTTTCATGAACTTGTGAAGGGCAATTACGGAAGAAAAATTGCATATGCGGACGTAGAAGAAGTTAATGAGAAAAACATTCTTGATATTGTCGGAGATACACTTGGGACTTTCTATTACAACAAAAAGATCGCTGATTATCTGTGGAGATATTATAAAGGCGATCAGCCGGTGTTGTATCGAACAAAGACCATCCGTAATGATGTAAATAATAAGATTTGCGAAAACCACGCATATGAGAGTGTGCAATTTAAAGTTGGCCAGTCTTACGGCGAACCGATGCAGTGTGTCGGAATTGTTAAAGAAGATATAAACGAGGTTGTTGATAAATTCAACACCTATCTGAGACTGGCGCATAAACATGCAAGAAATATTCGGTGTGGTGAATGGCAGTCCGCAACAGGAACAGGATTCTTGGCGGCACAATTTGTAAAAGACAAAAAAGCAAATGTGCCATTTCGCATTACGGTGCCAACACCGATGAATACTTACATAATCTACTCTTCTATTACGGACGAGCCACTTGTAGCCGTACAGGAATTAAAAAACGAAAAAGGGGAATGGTATAAAGCGTGTCACACAGCCACACATCAGTGCATTATCCTGAATGGAAAAGTGAAGGACTGGAAACTTCACGCTTTTGGCGGTATTCCGATTGTAGAATACCCAAACAACTTCGAGAGAATTTCAGATATCGAACTGGTAATCAGTATGTTTGATGCTCTGAACGAGATCCAGTCCAACAGAGCGGATGGAATTTCTCAATTTGTTCAGTCATTTATTAAGTTTGTCAATTGCACGGTTGACAAAGAGACGTTCGAACAGATGAAAACGAACGGTGCATTTGTTGTAAAATCCAACAATGCTGAAAACAAGGCTGATGTCGATATCATGAGCCAGGAATTGAACCAGACGGAAACGCAGGTTGCAAAACAAGACCTGATGGACAATATCCTGCAGATTCTTGCAATTCCAAAACTGGAAGGGAATACCGGAGGAGACACGCAAGGAGCCGTCCAACTTCGTAACGGATGGGACATGGCGAAAACCCGTGGAAAATTAAAAGACCCTATTATTCAGGAATCTGAACAAAGACTGAATGAAGTAATACTGAACATTATCAGGGTTCAAAAAGGGAAAGACGATTGTCCTCTTGATATCAGTCAATTCGAGGTTACAATCAATCACAGTCCGATGGACAACATGCTGGTAAAGGCACAGTTCCTTGACTATCTACTGAAAGATGGTGTGCATCCGAAGATTGCATTTGAAAGAAGCACCCTGTTTGCAGACAGTGAAAAAGCATACAATCTGTCAAAACCGTATCTGGATGTGCTGTATAAGACATTGGAAGAAGTGGAAAGAGCGCAGAAACAGGTGCTTGAACAGCAACAAAGCCAGAATCAGATAAAGGATAATCAGGAATGAGATATCACGACATTACAAAAGATGATATGAAAAACGGGGACGGCTTACGGGTTGTCCTCTGGATGTCCGGGTGTTCCCATCACTGCCCGGATTGTCAGAACCCGGTTACGTGGGATCCGATGGACGGGCTGCCGTTCGATGCAGATGCACTTCTAGAAATCGAGGAACAGCTTGAGAAGGACTATATCGAGGGGATTACCTTATCAGGCGGTGATCCAATGTATATTGGAAATCGGAATGACACGTTAATATTGTGCCAATACATCAAACGAGTGTTTCCGAAGAAAACAATTTGGATGTACACCGGGTACTGGTATGACGATATCAAAGATCATGAAATCATGAAGTATGTAGATGTTCTGGTAGACGGAACATTCGTCAAGGCACTGAAAGACAATACCTTGAAATGGCGAGGAAGTTCCAATCAGAGGGTTATCAACGTACCGGAATCGAGAAAAATGGATAAAATATGTCTTTTATGCGATTAAAAGATAAATCAGACAATCACAGATCATGTGGTTGTCTTTTTTATATAAAAATGCATTCTCACGCGTTAGATGAGAAAAAGTTAAATCCATGCTGATAGAACAGCGACAAAAAATGTAGATTGCACGGAGGTAATAACAATGACAAGAGAACAGGCAAAGAAAAATTTGATTGCATTAGGGATTGCAGAACCAACGGAAGATCAGGTTTCTAACTATCTGAATCAGTTCCATGGAGATGTAGAACCACCAACACCAAATCCAGCCCCAAATCCAACACCGGCACCAACCCCGCAGCCAGCACCGCAGCCAAACCCGACACCAACACCGGGAAATGCAGATCTGAATGAAATAGAGAAGCTGCAAAAACAGATTGCGGATCTTCAGAAAGAGAATGTCAAAAAAGATATTCGTGCATATGCAGCTGAAAAGGGACTGACAGGGGAACAGACTGAAAAAATTCTCGGTGCATTACAGGACGATTTAGAAGTTGCAAAAACCGCAATCGACTCCATGTCACAGATTATCTCTGATAAAGAAACCGCCGCAGCTCAGAAAAAAGAGCTGGAAATCGCCAAGGGAAGCATGAATCCGGGCGGTGGAACTGGCGGCACAAACAAAGGTGATGAGAAGCCGGAAGATGTGAAAAATGCTGAATCCATCTATTTTGGCGAAAAACAGGGTGAACAGTCTATGAAAGACTATTACCTGATGAAGTAAGGAGGACAACATGGGAAAACCAATTGTAAGAGAGTTTACACAGGGAAAAGGAATTTTGAAATTTTTTCCGTATGAGGGAGCAGCGTGTGTGGTTCCACAGACTGCGGTAAGCGCAGCTGACGAAAATGGAATGAAGATTGTAAAAGCTGGAACACCGTATCCGTCCAACGATGCAAAGTGCCTGGGATATCTTCTGGAAGACGTAGATGTTACTCAGGGCGATGCACCTGGAACGTATGTATACCAGGGAACTATCGACTGGGAAAAGGTAAAAACACTTTCACCAACCATTGCAGATGCAGCTAGAAAAGCAACTCCTAGAGTTACATTTTACGGCGCACCACAGATTACAGAATAATCCAGGAGGTATATAAACCATGGCTTTACCATTAAGAGAAGCGTTTACTGCCAGAAGCCTTGAAGTGATGTGGGATAACTACAAAGCATCCCTCGCACTGCCACCGTATCTTGGCAGACAGAAATTTGGAACAACAAAACAGGATTCTCTCAGCATCAGATACATTATGGGAGAAAATTCACAGCCAATCGCATTAAAAGCATCCAACTTTGATGCGCAGGCTCCACTGAGAGACGTTGGTGAATTCCAGGATATCCAGAACAAGATGCCGTTCTACAGAGAGTCCTATATGACCACTGAGGAAGAGGAACAGACATATGCTGATTACCAGGCAGCTGAAAATTCCAGTCTGGCAAACCAGGTACTGAGACAGATTAGCAAAAAACCTATGATGCTGATTCAGGGTGCAATGGTGGTTCCTGAGAGACAGATTTGGGAACTTCTGGCACCGGCTGACGGTGTACCGAAAGTAACTGTCAATATCGAAGGCAAAAAGTACGTTATTGATTACACAGCGGACAACGGAACGAAGCACAAAACAGATCATTTCATCGAAATCTCCGGTGAAACAGACAAGTGGACAGCATCCGCAACAGCAACGCCACTGGCGGACCTGATTAAAGCCAGAAGAGAGTTTGCAAAGAAAACCGGATATTCTCTGACAAGATTCTCCATGAATACAGAGACATTCGAAATGATTCTGAATGCGGAAGACACCAAAAAACAGGTTCTGGGAATCACTGCCTACAACGGCGGTATCAGAGTGAGACAGGAAGATGTTCTGGCATATCTGAGAGGATACGGAATCAAAATCGAAGTGTACGACAAGATGTACGTTGATGAATCTGGCGTTACTCAGTACTTTATTCCGACTAACATTATCTCCTGCCAGTCCGCAGGTGTATACCTCGGAGATTACATCTTCGGAAGAACACCGGAAGAAAGAAGCGGTGACAAAGCAACAGGAAATCTGTCTATCGTAGAAACTGGTATCTCTGTTTACACATATGCGACAGATCATCCGATAAATACACACTGCATCGTATCTATGATCGGTCTTCCATCTTTCGAGGGAATGAACAGTGTTGTGGTCATGAAAGTAGCGTAAGGCGGTGTGTGTATGATTGCAGACCATTTAATGAAAGTGAATGGTCGGTGGTATAAAGCGGGAGAAGAGGTTTCCGAATCTCCCGTTGACAAACCATCACCAGAAAAGACCAGATATACAAAGACGGAAATCAACAAGATGAACGTTTCAGAGCTTCGGAGATTGGCAGCTGAAAACGGTGTCAAAGATCCAGAGGGCATAAATGGAACAGACCTGAAATCTTATTTAATTTCTGCTTTTGGGCTGTAAGGAGAAGAAATGGAAGTAACAGAATCAATCAAGAATTTGGCAACTGAATATTTTGATGACGTTCCGGAATTAAAAGGTCAGATTCCACCGAAACTTCTGGTTGATTTTGCTATACGAAAATATAAGCAAGTCAGAAATTTCCCAAAAGGATATACGGAAGAACAGGTTGGAAGTGATCTTGAGGAAAACAAGTCCATTATAGCTATGGCAGTGGTGGATTTGTATCTGAAGACAGGAGCTTTCGGTGAGACTTCACACAGTGAAAATTCAACAACACGTTCCTGGGAAAATGCTTATATATCCAGTTCGATATACAGCGATGTACTACCATATGTACATGCTTTATAAGAAGAATGTGCGTGATTGTTCGGATGTAAGCATCTGGACGGTTGCAGGGCATCAGTCATTACGGGCGGTGGGCAGACTGATTTACAAAAGAATATGGAGAAAACATGCGTGAAATAATATTACAGACTTATATCGTTTCTCTTCCAATTCTTCTTGGGTATATCGTGTGGTTGCTGAAAAATCAAAAGAAATATAGAGATGCAAACGGGAAAGGCACTATGTTGCTTTTGAAGATTCAGCTGATTGAATATCACTCAAAGTACACAGAAGTTGGATATATTCCGTCTTACGCGTATCAAATGTTTTGTGAAATATACGAAGCGTATCATGCGCTTGGAGGAAACGGGATGGGAACAAAAATGAAAGAAGAAATTGACGAACTTCACATTAGGAAAAAGGCAAGTGGAGGTGAGAATTAATGGATATTTCAACAATGGGAACAGTAGTTGCTATCGTAGTCATCACATATCTGATTGGACTTGGTGCAAAGCTGTGTCCAAAGATCAAAGACAATGTGATTCCGGTGATCGTAGGAGTTGCAGGTGGAATCCTTGGTGCGGTCGGAATGTATGTCATTCCTGATTTTCCGGCACAGGATATTATGAATGCAGTAGCTGTCGGTATCGTATCTGGATTAGCCAGCACAGGTGCGGATCAGGTTGTAAAACAGACCAAAAAGGCAAAAGAAGAATGATCGCGCTGCAAGCGAACAAACAGAGCATGAAATACCTGATTCCCGGAAAAACGGAACCTGTTTATGAAACGGACGATGATGGAAATATCAAATACATTATCGTAGATGGAAGACAGGAACCGATTGCGACAGGAGAGTATCGGGTGACTGCAGGTGAAATCGTTGACTTTCGAGCAAACATCAATTCTACTCTGACAGAAGCATTTATCCGTGCGTTCGGCGTAGATGATTCGTCAGACAAAGCAACGATTGTGAGTACAAAGAATTTTCTTCCATTAAGAGTTGGAATGAGGATCTGGAAAGATTCAGAAGTTTTGTATAAGAACGAAACAGTAGATGCGGATTCAGCTGATTACGAGGTAATTGGTGTGAACACAGAAGCATTGAATGAGGATTGTTTCTTACTAAAAAAACTTTTGCACAATGGGGGTGACTGACTGTGAAAAAGATATCTTTTGGATTGTCTGTAAAAAGCATTCAAAACGCTATCGAAGAAATTGAAGATTATCAGAGATCTTTCAATAAAAAAGTGGAGGAATTCGTCACCGAACTTTCCAAGTACGGAAGAATCGTAGCTATGGGAAAAGTACAGGAATCTCCACTTGGAAAGACAGTCACCCTGCGATGTGAAACTACGCCGGAAGAAATGGGGTGCAAAGCTATCCTGATTGCTACGGGAGAATTAAAACAGGCAGAGGGACACGAACCATTTTCAACATTGTTGGCAATCGAATTTGGAGCAGGTATTTTTCACAACAAAGTACCGAATCCAAAAGCAAATGAAATGGGATACGGTGTCGGAACGTTCCCGGGGCAGGTTCATGCATTTGAGGATGGATGGTATTACCTCGGAGACGATGATAAATGGCACTATACGCACGGTGTTAAAGCAACAATGCCAATGTATAATGCAAGTGTAGAAATGGCGAAAAACGCCAAAAGAATTGCGAGAGAGGTGTTTGGAAATGGATAATTCGTGGGTTTTTGACTTAGAAACGCGGATTTTCTCTATTGTCAGTGCGAAAGTGAGTAGAAAACTGAAAGAGAAATATCCAAACATCTTTTTCACAACAACTTCAAGTCCGAAAGATGTTATCACAAAGTTTCCTACCGTGTACATCCATGAGATGCAGAGTTCGGAATCTGGAATCACAAAGGAAAGAGATAAAATCAACGGAATCTCGTATGCAATGCAGATTGAAGTGACAACAAATGTTTCGCAAAAAGAAGCAAAAACGGTACTGAAAGAGGTCGCGTTTGCTTTTAAAGAAATAGGATTTGAGATCAACAGTTTTCCAGAAACAAGTAACGGAACTTCTTATTACCGTAGCATCATGCGTGTAAAAAGAAACATAGGATCAAAAGATGTACTGTAGACAGAGCCTTAAGGCTCTTTTTTTATTTGCCAAAATGGCAGAAAGATAGGTGAAAACATGGCTTTTACAAGTTATAAATCAAGGGTAATCTACAAAGAAATGACAGAAACTGACCCTACAAAAGCGGATTTCGCAGGTACTTATAACCTTCTGTGTGCTGCTAAAAGTATTCCGGCACCGGTATCAGCCCCAAACACGGTAGAATCCACCACACTGGAAGACGATGCACAGACATATAAGAAAGGTGTCAAAACATCTGACTCCAAAGAGTTCACTGGAAATCTGGAAAAAGAGTATCTGGATAACATCGATAAATTGGGTGATAAGAGTCTGTGTATTATGCAGCTGTATGGAAATGACGGCATCGGTGGCGAAGCAAAATATGCTTATGTCGGACAGGCTTCTGCTACACCGAACGATATCGGCGGAGTTGATGAAATCGTAGAAATGGGTGTAACACTGATACCGAACACGGTAGCAAAGAAAGTTACAGACAACTACACTATCGTGGATAATAATGACGGAACATTTACAGTAACAAAAAAATCGTAAGTCTCCAGAGTGAGTCAGCGACTACTGGGGACTATGTCTACAATTACGCTGGCGATTAGAGAAAAGGAAAAGGGCGGTCTTCGGATCGCCCTTCCCGTATTTTACGGAAAGGGAAGGAATAAATGAGAAGAATCGTTATTAATGGAAGAGAATACGCAGCAAAACCGTTTGACTTCAACATGATCTGCGACCTGGAAGATCTTGGAGTATCTATCGAAGATATTGAGAGAAAGCCGGTATCTATCGTAAGAGCATATGCAGGAATTTGTATGGGAAAATCCGCAAAAGAAAGCGGCATCGAGATTCAGGAACATCTGTTAAATGGAGGCAGCTTTGACGATATCATGAAAGTTATCAGTAAAGAAATGGAAGAATCTGATTTTTTTCGCAACCTCGGGGAGAACAAGGAGAAGAAAACTCCAACGTATCCGGGCAAAAAGGGACAGAAAAATTATCACCAGAACAACCGGTACAATGGAAACAGAAATACCGGACGC